TTCAAAATACCCTGACTTCCCTTACTATCACTAGCTAAATTCATTGTTTACATTTAGTAACAATTAGATTATCTTAGTGTTTATTAGCCTTTCTTTATGTTCTTTTTCTACCCCCTTTATTAGTTCTTATTGACCCCACCCCTAGACCCTCTATATAGAACACTAAGAACCACCCCTAGACCCTACCGATTAAGGAAACAAATAAACAGCAACAATAGAAAAATCCTAGAATATCCTATAAAGAATAGTAATAATATTCTAAGAAACCAGTTATAGACTAAGATTTTTTATAAATAATGAATTATTTTTTTAAAATCAAAGAAAAATCAAAAAATCTATAGGGGGAACGGCAATGTGCGTATCTTCTATTACCCTTTCAGATTTTTTCGTCAAATTTTTTCTGTAGGCAGACTACATAGAATTATCTTTGTACGGAATGGTAGACGCCACCCAGATAATCCTAATGTAATCTTAGTGTGTGAAGAGGGCTCAGTCTCTCCTATACTAGGCTTTAATAAGCTCCACTTATAAAACCATCATCTGATACATTAGAATTTCTTATTTGTTGAGGGGTCATACCCATAGCAGATTGAGATATGGTGTTGTTCAGTAAAGAACCCCAGTTATCTAGGTGTACAGCTAGGAGTTCATCTTTACGTTTAGATATGTTTAGGTCTTCAGTTTGAGCCATATAGTCAGTCCAGTAGGCAACTGCACCTGCTAGGGAGTCAACAAGGTCATCATGTACAAGAGAACCTTTATTTCTGGATAATCTTGATATTTGGTAGATAAGTTGAAGCTTTAATCTACGTTCAGGTGTGTCGTTAGGGTTAGATTTGAAGTCATTTTCTACAACTCTGCGGTCAATAATTAGTTTATGAGAGTTCATTACAGGTTCAAGGGTATCAATGATTCTCATTTCTTTAGTCTTTGTATTTCGCACGTCTTGAAGTTCGCAAGGGTGGAATGTCATTAGAAATGGTTTTAGAAGTTGAGAGAACATACCGCCACCAAAGTTCTGTTCTACGATTATTGTGTTAATTTTATTGTCTCTAGCAGTCTTAGCAATGCGTTCTAGGACTCTATCGGAGTAGCCGCCTGACAAACCAAAGCACTCTGTAACGAATAGATTACCATTTAGCATCTTTACGCAGGATATAGCTGTCTGGTCTTTTCCTGTACCAGAAGGGTCAACAAACATTACGCTACCTGTGTATTCAATGTAGTCTCCAAACTCTTGTGCAGGTCTATGAAACCTGTCTCCGTTGAATCCAACGCAGGGTAAATCAGAGATTACATACTCAGGAGAGTTAGACCATATAACTTTTTCAGGTGCGTATTCTTTATTGATCGACATAATTACTAGGTCGTTAATTTTTAGAGGGTATCTATCTTGATCTGAGAGGGTTGTATCAAGCATGAACTGTAGATTGAACCCAGACCGTCCATAAGACGCTTCACGTTCCATCAAATCCTGTGCAGAGAACCTTACAGGGTCAACAGGGTCTTGTGGCTCTACAGAGCCTTCTAGGAGGTTCTTAGCAAGACGTGGTGCAAGGCGATCTCCATAGTTGTTTTTATGGTTTGGGTAACGTGCAGTCCATATTCGTGTTTCATATCCACGTTCTTCTAGTGTCAGGTACAAACTGTTTTCTACTTGTGGTGTACCTAAGAAAGTAATCTTGCCACTTGGTTTTAGTATCGCTTCAAATTCTTTTACAGCTTCAGATAGTTTGTCTCTCATAGGCTGCGTAAAGCTATTGTTAGGTACTTCACAGTCATCTGCTATGACTTCATCAGCACGACTTCCTGCAAGCTGCGATAAGACACCTTTAGATGAACAGGAGGGTGCGTGATCGGCACTAGCAGGTCTTACATCAAAACTTACCTTACTGTTTCTCTGGTCATCTCTGGGGATTAGTGGAGCAAGTATAGGCATCTCGTTTATAAGACGCATAGTAAAGGTAGTAAAGTTATCAGCCCTGTCTTTACTGGCAGATACTACAAGAAACTTTAGTTGTGGGTCTATCCTTAGTCTCCAAACAACGTAAGTACTGGTAATCCAACTTTTACCTACCCCACGAAACCCCTGTATGATCTTTCTTCTAGCACCATGTTGTAGATATTCTGCTATATCTAGTTGAACAGGTGTAGGGTCTGGTAGGTTTAGATGTCTCCAAGTAACGATTAAGAAGTATCTAAAGTCTTGTAGCTTTTCTGGTAAGGGTTGCAATTATTAATCTGTAAGAGGGATAGTTTCTAGGTCTGGTAAGTTATTCATTAGTTCTGTCATTGGGTTATTTTCTACAGGAATACACTCAATACCATTATCTTTTAGGAATTGTCTAGCTACGTTTAAGTCTCCTGACTTTGCTTCGCCACAACGTACCTTATCTAGCAGTTCTTTTGCTAACTCATAGTGCAAAGTCTTCATTATCTTTAAACTTTTATCCATGATTAGTCTTGTTTTAAATTAATATAATCACTTCTGATCTGTATTGCCAGATAGAAGATACTTAATTTTACCAAAAAAACTTAGTTTTCTTACTTTTTTGTATAGTCTTACACCTCTTTCATAACGCATTACTTTAGTTTCTATATCTGATATACGCATTATTGCAGCAGTAAGCAGCATATCTTGTAGTTTGGTATATTTAACTAAGTCTAAACAGTACGCTTTTATAGCTTCTTCAGATAATTGTTCTGTTTCACGTTGTTTTTTTAGTATTTCAAACTCTACCTCTGGCGGTGGGTTGCCGATAAGAACCTTAAAAAACTCTTTATGGTTCATATCAGTTCATCTTAGGAAACAACTGTTGCTCTAACATATCAACAGCCTTGTCATCAAGTGTGTTGGTAGTTTGTTTGCAGATTGCTCTAAGCAGATCGACTACTAATCTCTTCACAGCAGTAGTAGTAAAGAATTTTAATAGTATTGGTTTTAACAGTTTGAGCATAATAATCTTGTGTTACTTTCCAAACATAGCTAACTTGGTAGTATTAAACAAGAGTTTGCACTTCTATGGAAGAACAAGAGCCTAGTAAAGTCGAAACCATAGTTAAAGTTTGTGTGCTTCTGTGGTCGGCAACGCTATTATCTCTCTCATACTACGAACCGCCATCTGGTAAAAAAATTGTAGATTTTGACCCGACATTTATTGCAAGTATTTTTAGTGCTTCTACTGCGTCACTTGGGTTCTCGATAAAAAAGAAAAAAGATACTATAGTGGATAATAAGAACTCTAAAGTAGGCATCAAATGAAAAAGTTACTCTTACTAGGTTTGTTTTTAGTTGCACCTTGTTATGCAAACGGAGTGCCAACGTGGACTACTGGTTCAAGTAATAGAACTGAGAATACTACACAAACCATAACTCGCAGCGTAGTCACAGAAAAATATGGGTCTACTATAAATACTTGGGAAGGTTCTAATATAAGTGTAGCTGCATCAGCAGGTATATCTGGTGGTGATGCAGTATTTACAGTTGCAGATACTTCAAAAGATTGGTCATTAAATGTGACTTCGAGAGCTTCAGGTTTAATGATTGAAAAGATTACACAGAATGACACGATCAACACTACTAGCGTTATCACTTCTTTGTCTGTCTTTAGTCAGTAATAAAGCTAGAGCCGAAGGCGATACAAACGTACAGGCTCAACCTAATGCTATTGGTAATTCTAGTATTATCAACCAGAATATGAATATTAATAATGGAATGACAGGCAAGCAGCAGTTTGGAAATGTTTTATGTAGTCAACCTACTATGGCAATAACTCCTTTCTATACAGGTAATGATGCACAGGGAGAAGATACTTATTCTATAAACGAAGGTTGGGGAGTACAGATGAGTTTTATGATACCTCTAGGAGATAATCAAACTTGTAACGAATTATCCAAAGTAAAGCTAGACCTAGCCAAAGAAGAACTAAGCAAGCAAGTGCATGATAAACAGCTAGTTCGTGTTTTGAAATGTAGTCAGCTTCACGCATCAGGCTACATGATAAACCCTGAATCTAAGTTCGCATACATCTGCAATGATGTAATCAATATACGAAGTTATGTAAAAGCTAACTCTGATCTTTTTTCTGATTAGTAATCTCTTTTTTAAGTACTTTCTTAAATATCTTTGTCATTACTTTCTTTAACTGATTTACAACGCTTTGCAAAATTATTGAACCTGTTACTGCTGCTGTAGCTGATACTCCACTAGCTATAACACTAGAAGCTATGACTTCTGGTGCAGGTATTGGCATCTCCCCGAAAAATGGTAGATTAAACGTAGCTATAGCTTCTTCAGTTGATAAAGTTTCTTTGGTGTTTGGCAGGTTTGTCGGTATTGTCTCTGGTGTTACTTCTAACGCTTCCTCCTTTGAAGATGATGTTTCTTCTTCAGCAGAAGATTCCTGACCTCCCAACCCCGACTCTACCTGTTCCAGACTTGGAAGAAGTACAGGGTCTAGATATGGAATCTCTGCCACAGGTGGATAAAAAATTGTTTTAGGTGGAACGAGAATATAATCTGTATCTGGTAACTCAGGCAGATTTATTTCCATTCTTTTTCTTCTTTGCTCTTGCTATTTGAAGTAGTAAAAAATCTTTTTTACTGATTTTGCCATCTTTGTTGGCATCAATTTTTTTTTGGTTTCCTTTAAGCATTAGACTCAGGGGTAGTTCTATCTTTAATAATAGCTGTTAATTCAATAAATCTTTTTTCACATTCTTTAACTACTGCTTGTGCTTGATTGTGTTTGTTAACAACATCTTGCAACTCTGCTTGCAGTTCTTCAAGAGTAGGTTTTGACATAAATTATTTTAAGTTAACTAATTTTACTAAGCAGCTTCTAATGCTGCAACTCTGGTTTCTAAGGCTTCTCTCTTGGCTACTTCTTCCTGTAATGCAGCAGTAAGTAAAGGTACAAGTTTACTTTGATCTATTCCTTGATAGACAGGGTTGTTATCAGAGTCAACCTCATCTTTTGTACCTGTAATAGCTTCAGGCACTACTGAACTAACTTCATGTGCTATAAATCCATCAAAGGTTGTATCTGGATCGTCTTTCCAATTAAATTTTGATGGTTTTAATGTTTTTAATCTTGTTATGCCATCAGTTATGGTAGTTACATTTTCTTTGAGCCTATAATCAGAAGAAGTATTATATGAAACAGAACTTGAACTGGCTACTGTAATACTTCCTAAGGTCGATCCATCAAATCTTTCAAAAAATATCAAACGGCCACCGCCTCCATTGCCAGCAGCAATTAATAAACCTCTACCATCTGAACTATCAAGATTATTTCGTAAAGAAAGAGTATATACATTCGCCGCAGAGTTGACTATAGCAGCGTGTTGTGAGGCATTATTAGCAAAAGCTCCATTAGTAGTTCCTACATAAAATTTACCAGTTGAAGTAAGACGCATACGTTCTGAAACACTATTTCCATCACCATTGGTATAAAACTGCATACTTCCTATAGAACCACCGCCTTCACGTTCAAACAGAATTGCACTACCTGTTTTAGTTGCGTTAGATGTAACTGAAAAAGCAAGTCCACAGGCTTCACCAGTATCATCATTTGGATTTCTTAAAAATAAATGATAGTTTGATCCATCATGTCTATCTGTTTCTGCGTTTTTATTTGAGTTTACTTGAAGTGCTGCTTTAACATCTGTTACCCCTATACCTACATTTCCAGACGAATCTATACGCATTTGTTCTGTAGAGTTAAAATCGGCTGTATGTACTGTGGCAAATCTTATCGCTTCATCAGCACTAATATATAATTCTGCATCAGCTAACGGAGCATTAAGATAATTTGTATTTCCACTTGCCCTTTTTAAAAGTAAATAATTACCACCCAAATTAGATGTACCAACACCATCTGTTAGATTGAGAGAACTCTGTGAGGTATAAGTTAAATATTGTTCAGCGTTTAAAGTATCAGAAGTTCCTGTGCAAGTAATCATTCTATTATCAGCTTGATTATTGATTGTTGTCTGATTTGCTCCATCAGCTACATTTAATAATGTTCTAACTTGACTAGCGTTAGGAGTTTCTATTTGTCCAAGTCCACTTGAAACTCTAGCTAAAATTCTTCCAGAATCAATGTGACCTATTTTATTAAAGTTTACCGCATCATCTTTAACACCATTTGTTGATACTTGTGTTAAACCCATTTAAGCTGCCTCCAATGCTGTTACTTTGGTTTCTAATGTTTCTATCTTAGCAATAGCTTCTTGTAAAGCAGCAGTTAATAGTGGAGTTAATTTACTGTAATCTAATTGTTGTGGTTCAATTTCAGTAGTTGAATACGTTTTTGGGTCTCCAATTTTTTTGTCTGATGGTATAGTATCTCCTTCCTCATAAAGTGTTTCTGCTTTCATTTCGTCTTTAGTTCCGCTTACCGCTTCTGGTACTGCTGTTACTTCGTGTGCTATAAATCCATCAACAGTTGTAGACGGATCAGTTTTAAAATTAAATCTTGATGGCTTTAATGTTTTTAATCTTGTAATTCCATCAGATATGGCAACAACATTTTCTTTTAATCTATAATCTGAAGATGTGTTAAATGAAACACTTGAAGAACCCATGCCGATAGTTCCTCTTGCGGTGTTACTACTGTCTGCAAATTTCATGTAAGTTCTACTTGAAGTATCTGAACTCTCTTGTTTAATTGCAATACCTGTATCATTAAATCCTATTGATCCATGAACCTCTACCTGTCCTCCCATTGCGTTTGTTGTTGAACCATTTGTACCACAAATAAGTCTTCCTGTTCTTTCAATAGCAACTTTAACTCTTCTTTGAGAGCCATTTCTCATTCCAACAAAAAGAGCAGATTCTGAACTAGAAACACCAACTAAAGTAATGTATGCTTCTCCATTGGTTGATGTGCCATTAAATGCAATACCACAACAATGGTTGGTTCCTGAGTTTCCATTTTTAAGAGTAAGCAAAGGATTTGTTACAGCAGTAGCTACGTCATATGCAGTATTACTATTTTTTCTTAGCTCTAACAAACAATCACTACTAGGTGATGTTGTATTATCTCCTATACCAATTATTCCTGTAGCATTTATAGTCATGTGAGGTGTATTAGATTCAAATTTCTCAGCACCTGCATAGAATTTTAAATCCATATTTCCTAAAGTATCTGTGACATTACATCTAATTCCTGCATAATGTGGTGCATTACCACTTGATGTATCTATATTTTTAAAAGCAATAGCACCTATATGATTAGTACTAGTGTTTTGACTTACTGAGTTACCAAGTATAATTTCAGCACCATCTCCACCATCTAGCTGTAAAACTTTTACATTATTTTGTATGCCAGTTTTGTCAGGGTTGGTTATTCCAATTCCCATATAACCATCAGAATTTATAACTACACCTGACTCAGCATTTAAAGTATTAGCAGTACCAGTAGCAGTAATAACTCTATTATCTGATTCGTTGTTTATTGAGATAGTAGGAGAGTTTGTAGCACCATCAGCTACATTT